TTTCTTACGCAAAGCTGGTGAATGGTGCGTTGCCGAATGTGTCTGATTGTGCATATGTCAGATTTACTATGTTCCCAATAGCAGGTGGAAATTTCTCCCCGAAGGATATTACCGTTCCCAATGATATAAATATTATTAGAGAAAATAATATATACAGAGAGGATATTAGTGCAATCAAACGAGATGTTCAATCTTTTTATAACCATCTATATGGTGAGAAACTTATAAAACAAACATATATTGGTGAAAGAATTTCTCTTTTTGATGATAGTAGTGTGAACTATGAGAGAAAACAGTTTTCTACAATACCATTTGAAAGTACACAAAATCAGTCATTTGCAGTAAATGGTGAATATATTATTTTCCTTTTTGACAGTACAATGAAGGGTGTGATGTATAGACTAACTGATAATACTAAAGTATGTGATTTGACTTTTCCGACAGATTCTACTTATGGTGGTAGTCATAACAACGCCTGTGGCTTTGGAACGGAGAAATATAATGATAGTTCTGTATTTCCATTATTCTATATAAGTCAGTTTAATGCAGCTTCAAGGGGGTATCTTGCATACGACCTTGTGTATAATCAGGATGGTACATATACTCCAAAACTGGTTCAGATTATTTGTCCGAGCACAGAACTCAAAAAGAATACTTCTTTCGGTTTAGGACCTGGAGACTTTTGCATTGACACGGATAATTCCAAGCTCTATCATATTGGCTATGAATTAAATCAAATCGGTGGAAATGGTATCGTCAGTAAGTTCACTATGCCGACAAAAAATCAGGGTGTTGACTTTGCAAGCTCAACAGGTGATACAATAAAAGTAGTGACTCTGCAGGTTACTGATTTGGAGGATTCTTTTAATATCGGTGCTACTTTGCTTCAAGACAATTGCTATTATAAAGGTCACATTCTAAAAACTGGCAGCTATCTAACTTTGATTGACCTCACTTCAAAGACAATAAGGAATATATCAGTAAATGTAGGTGTCGGATTTGAGGAAAGTGAAGGCATAGATGTTTATATGAATAAGCTAATTATGAATTATTGGGGCAAACAAGGAATTTTTGAATTTAAGTTTTAATATAGTTCTTGTAATAAGTAGATACATAACGGGTGTAGATTGAAATATATCTGCACTCGTTATGTTTGTTGTTATAGTCGCAATATTAGCTCTAATATAGAATCTTATGGTTAAACTATTCATGAAATGAAAAATATCCTACTCTCATACGAGGTAGGTTCTAACCATATTATTAATATATAAAGAGCTAATGTAATGGAACCCAATTTTTACAACAGAACAAATAAGGCAGCATCTTACAATGAGGCCTTCTCAGAGTACCTTAAGTCCAGTAAGGACAATATGTTCGTATTGGACCTAAGTAGCTGTACGGTTATTGAGTGTATTAATAAGATGTGTGAGATTAAGGCCAGGTCACACCCAAGGATAAAGAAAAATTACCGTATGCTTATTAGGAAACTTAGTGGCATTGAGAATCAATTTGGCTGTACCATTATGCCAGCCATGATCTCATCGGTATTCTGGAATCACTTTATCCCTTTCCTTGCAGATCAAGGCTTGAAGTACTCAACCATTAAACACGTTAAAGCTAACTTACTAACCGTACTAAACTGGTCTTCTAAGTACGGAGTAAAACTTAACCCAAGCTATTCAGAAGTAGACATACCAAATTATATGTCTTCAAAGATATCTCTTACTCCAGATGAGATAAGTCATATTTACCATTTTAAAATAGGTGTTACTAAAACCTATAGCCTTAGGATGAAGAAGGTAGTTAAGATGAGGAAGAATAAGATTGATACTCTCGATAAAGTAAGGGATATGTTTGTATTAGGTTGTAACCTGGGACAACGTTATTCAGACCTTGTAAGAATAAGCCCAGAGAATTTTAAGAACGGTCAATTCTCTATCGTTCAACAGAAGACTGGTAACAAATGCTTTGTACCCATCAATAGTCTGAGCATTGATAGTAGAATAACATTTGCTATCCTTAATAAATATAATTACCACGCTCCATACACAGGAGATATAAACAACTATAACTCATACCTACATGAATTATTATACCATATTGGTGAGGACTTCTTAGAAGAGGTACATATAGATAATAAGATAAATGGTGTAATAACTCGAGAAACCAAATTAAGATATCAACTTATCTCATCACATAGTGCAAGAAGGTCCTTTGCTACTATCAATACTTTACGTAATATACCTCGTAGTAAAATACTTAGAGCAACTGGACATTCAAGTGAGAAAGCCTTTAATAGGTACATCTGTTATGAGGAAGATAATTAATTTATATATTAATTGTTGTATGGGTGGATAAATATCCACCTATTTTTGTGTGCCTAGTATTACTGTCTAGAAATAATTAGTAATAAATAAATAAACTCGGTTATATATAATAAGATAATTCTAGAAACCTACTTATTTCTACTAACTAAATAAACCAGGAGAATAACGGTATTGATAGGTAGCTATGACCATAAGTGATCCTTAACGATACTCTAATGTCTTAGTTTATATAATAAAATAATGTGTAAATATGCCAAGATCTTTGTTTTCAATAGGCCATCCTTCTGTAAGTTTAGAAGTGGTCTATACTAACCCTCACAAAGTTCAACAGGCTAGGAGATTAATAGAGAAGATGCCAGAGATAGAAACCAAGGCTTACAATAAAGGTTGCTATAACTTTGGTAGAATGTTATCTAGGTATATAAAGAGGTGTATTGCTACTAATACTCCTCCCCCTGGAGTCTCTTGGCCTCCACATTCTGATGACTATCTCAAGAGGTATGATCCAAAAGGTTTTTGGTACCTTAGTGGTCAGCTCATGAGGAGCATCACGGTATTTCAGAGAAGTAGTGGTAGATGGTATGTAGGACCACCTCCTGATGAGCCAGCAATAGCTCCTGTTAATAGGAAAGGTAGAAGCCATCCTTCTAAATTAACTTTAGTTCAGTTGGCCAGGATTCAGGAGCTTGGTTCATATACTGTACATAATGATATACCACCTAGACCTTTATTTGTACCATCTTTTAAAGCCGTTGGAGGTACTAACAGGTTGAGGAGGTACATAGTTGCAAATTTACGACGAGAACTTAAACAGTATTTATAACATGGGACATTTTCAATTAAGAGAAGACGGATCCTCTACTATGGCCGAGCAATTAGAACTTAGTGGTTCTAAATCATTTTATGTATCACCAAACTCTAAAAACGAAACTCAGGCTCCAATTAGAGGTTCTGCAATAGTTAGTATACTTGGTAAGAATTACAGTATACAGTTAACACATAGGGTAAAGGATTATACTGACCCAGAACCCTCGTCCACTAAGTGGAGTTATGTAGAAAATCTCTATATTAGTGGAACTACTCCTGTACCATCAACTGATGCCAAGGATCAAGATACTGGATATATCAGAGCTAGTAGAGGTAAGACTGTATACAACAGTATTGGGTATGGTAGTAAGGTAAGTACTATACTCATAAGTAATGCCTACACTACAGCTCAAGCTGTACTTGATAGAGTTGGAGATTTTTCTGATTCAAGTGTTGGTACTTCTTATAACAAGGGGGCTATAATGACTTTATTTACCTTTACTATGTACTACAAGTATTCTACTGAATCAGAAGGTACTGTGATACCACCAGTTGATGATGGTACACCAGCTAGTAATAAAGCTCGTATACCATGTAGGCCAGATCACTCATCAGCTCCACCTTTTATAACTAACTTAAGTATACTATATCAAGTAAACTACGTTAATAATGGTTCATCTGGTTCTAGGTCATTTGGTACTTGGGATGATTTTATAGCTTTCTGGAATAGTATTAAAACTAATCCAGATTATACCGATGCTGTATTCCATTATCTATTACAGGGTACTGTAGCTTTCAATGAATTACTAGCTTCAAGAGGCGGTTCAGGACCTATAACTATTACAGAAATTGATAATGGTGATGGTATACATGGAGCTAAATCATTATACTTAGTAATATCTCAGCAAGAGGGTAAAAACACCTATGGAGCTTCTATCATACCAGCAGAAACTTATATGCAAGATAATAATGGTAGATGGTATTTTAATGATCCTTCTGAATATAGTATATACTATAATAAGGCTGGAATATATAATCAAGGTACCTACAATTTAAAGCCTAAGTTCAGGATAGATTCGGCACAGAATTATCATGCTTATCCTATAAATCTAATGACTGGTGGTACTGTAATAACTAACCCAGAAGGTGCTGGTTCTGTTAATTACCAATATATAGGTCAACCATTTATCCTTAAACTATTCAAGGAAACGGCCAATGGTATAGAGGGTAGAAGTATGAGGCCATATTATAAACAAACTAGTAGTACTACAGCGGGTAGTACAGAATTCTGGAGAGATTCAATACAAATCTTAGGTTCTCAGAATTTTAACCCCATACAATATGATTCATGGTCTGGAGAAAATCATTATGCTCATGTAAGAAATTCGGGTTATAGAGGATTCTTATCTGGACCTACGAGTGGAAATTATGGACTATGTATTTTCCAATTAGTACCTTTATGTTTGTATAAGCAAAACCAAGAACAGTATACTTTTACAGATGGTAGGTTAACTAATTACAATGTTAGATATTTGAACTATCAAAGTGCTATATTAAATAGAGATAGGTACAGTGCTGCTTTTTTAAAATGGCCTAACCCAGATGGCAACAATAACCCATCTCACATTGATACTCAAGGTGATACAGAAAGTATACCTTCACAAATGGGTAAGATGTGGGAAAGCAATGTACAAAACAACGGTGATTTCAAATTCATTAACAGGGTTATGTTTATACCAGTACTATGGACTGAAACTCCTCTTGAAGATAGTGATGGTTTTAGAAATGCCTTAATCAATAATACTTTAGGTTTTGGTCATTATCTATTATCACCAGATATTCCTGATTCAGAGGTTGATGCTGATCCAACTACTATTTACCGTATTCGCATTAATGGTTTAGATATACAAATGAGATAATGGTAACAACTCAAGAAATAATAGAACGGACCTTATATGCTTCACTTATGAGGGTAGCTTTACAACTGGGTAAGACTATTAATCCAGAAGATTACTTACCAGTATCGGCTCAAAACAGTGAGGCTTATAAAGCTGCAGTAGAAGCTATTGGTCAAGATTTTATATACATATTTGGTGTAGGTAATAATCAGGTACGTGGAGCTAAGGTAGTTCCACGTATCACTGTAGAGCTTAATGCTTATTACCCAGGTAATGTAGGTACAGAAGCTTTCATGATTGGTGATGAAAAAGTTAACGATGAATACGTTGCTTATAACTTCCCATTTGAAACTAAAAATGTACAGTTCGATATTCATCTGGTAGCTAACACAGCTGAACAGTTGAGGATCCTACATAGTATAATGTATACTGCTTTACCAGCTCGAGGTTATATAAGACCATTCCTAGAGGCTACTTTGGAAGAGTATCTAGAGACTTCTAAATTATATAAGACTGGTAATATATACTTGGAAGTAAGCAATTACTATGACCACAATGACCAAGAACATGGCCTTTTAGAGAAAGTGTATTCTTATACATGTTATGACAGCTACATAGAGGAAACAGAAAATACAGAGATAGGACCTATAACTCCTATTAAGGATATCTCTGCTATCATATCAGTAACCCAACCTAACTCTGAAGGAAGTAGCGAAGATCCATCTATAAAGCTGCAAGTACCAGCTGAATAAAACAATACTCAAGGGTTCTTATTATAAAATAAGGTTTATTATTAACAACTTAAACAACGCGAATATGCCAAATTCACCTAAAGTTGGTTTCAATCTTGTAAACAACAACGTTGAAGCTACAAAGCCCCTCAATGGGGTATCATGCATGTTGGCCCGTACCACTAGTGGACCAGTGGGACTTGGTGATGAGCTAATTAACTCGATTACTAAATTCCGTAATATCTACGGGTCTGAAATTGTTCCCGATGGTAGCCCCTCTAACATTGAGAAGGCACTTAAGGGTGGTTCTAAACTTCGTATCATTCGAGTAGTCGGAACAGGAGCAACTGATCCATATGTAGCTACTACGGCAACCGGATCTTCGGCTGATACGATATTTAATATCTCTCTGGTAGGAGGTACAATAGGATCTACAGCTCAGGTAATCCAGTTTGCTTTCAAGGCAAAGAATAATCCTGCAGAATTCGTAGGTAAGAATCCTCTGGTTAAGTTAGAAGCTGATGCAAACGGTAATATCTTCGTAACTACTTATGAAGGTAACACAGTATTTGAAAAGGCTTTGTTCATTAACATCAATAAGACCTCTACTACTGTAAACGATAGCACTGTAAACTACCTGTCAATTGATTATAGTGCACTCAATCAGTTTATCCAGGGTAACCGTTATTGGGATGTTTACTGGATGACTGCTGCTGCTTGCACAGTTCTTACAGGTTGGGGAGTTCCTACTGCTTCTACTAAGTGTAATGACCAGACCCTTAATATCCTTAGAGATAATATTGATGGTATTAATATGGCTGCCGTTGGTCAGGGTAATGCACTGGCAGTTACTGTTAATCAAAAGGCTGCTGCTACTTCGGTTATGCTTACAGTTAATAGCTCAACTATTACTGTAGGTACTGGTAGTCCATTTACTGCTTATGTAGTGGCTGGTAATCCAGGATCTGTTCCTACTGCTGCTCAGTGGCAAGAGGCTGCAGATGCAGTTCGTGATCTCCAGGAGATTTATGAGGTATCTTGCTCTCACCTCAATCAGCATCTAACAACCCAGGCTGATGAACTTCAGACTCATCGTTATCTGGCTCAGATTGCTGAGGAGACCGAGGAGTTCCAGTACTTCGTAGAAATCCCAGTTACTGAGGGTATGACTAAGGCTGCTCTCCTTACCTTGGCTGGTACCTATCAGGGTACTATTGGTAAATCAAAGTGGATTTGCTATTACACTGCTGGTATCAAGTACTACAGTGAAAATGGTAATCTGGTTAATGCCAATGTAATGGGTACTGTACATGGCTTGGCAGATTCTTGTGCATCTAACTACGGACCTTACCGTTCATTTGCTGGTATGAATCGTGGTGTTATTGCCGATGGAAATGGTCCTGTTATTCAGAACTATGGTGCTCCTTCTCGCTACGATGATCTTAACGATCTGGCTAATGCTTGTCTGAATATGATTGTACTGAAGCAGACTCGTACTGCTGGTTTGGCAACTGTACTCTGGCACTCATTCACTTCCCAGGTTCGTCAGGATAGCTTCCGTTACATTCATGCAGTTCGTTTGGCTCTGTATATCAAGAAGCAGATTCGTCCTATCCTTGAGTCATACATTGAGGAGCCTAATATCTGGAGTTCTTGGAAACGTATCTACCTTGAAGGTAAGCCTATCATGGATGGCCTGGTAACTGATGATGCTATCTCCGAGTATACATGGGATGGTGATCAGGATGCTACTTCTTGGGATGAACTTACTGTTAACAACGAGGCAGAAGCTCGTAACGGTAAGTATAAGCTCAATATCAAGGTTAAGGATGTTGCTACTATGCAAGATATCCAAGTTAACCTGGTATATGAACAGGCTTCTAACACTGTATCAGCTACAATTACTAGCTTATAATAACTCTTTAATATATTAAAAGGTATGGCACAAGCAAAAGTAAAAAACCCAAGAAAGACTTTCCTCTTTTCAATCACTTTTGCCAAGCACCCAGTAAATAGCTACCTTGCTCAGAAGGTAACTCTCCCTGATATCGAGATCGAGGAGGTTACTCACGGAGATGTAAACAGGGACGTTAAAACTGCTGGTCGTGTAAAGATAGGTGATTTAATTGTAGAGAAACTTCTTACAACTTCTGGCTCCGATACCTGGGCTCACGATTGGCTCATGGCTTGTCAGGATCACCTTGCAGGTGGAGGTTTGGTTCCTTCAGAATATTGGGAAACCATGACTGTAAATGAACTGGCCGAAGATGGTAAATCAGTACTCAACTCATGGCTCCTCGATGAGGTATGGCCTAAGAAGATCGATGGAATTGAGTTTGATCGTACTGCATCAGAAAACTCTATTGAGCACATCGAATTCTCAGTAGGTACCTGTGATAAGGTATAATATAACACTCTAGTTTAGGTGGTGGGGCTAGTTCTGGGATTCGTCCTAGTTCTGGCCCCATTTTCGTTTAATAGATTCACAACTTAACATTTTTAGAACTATGGAGATTCAATTAAGAAAAAAGGCTTTCACATTGCCTTCAGGTTATACCTGTGAAATTCGTGAACAGAACGGTGAGGATGAGGAAATACTTTCTAACCCCTCATCAATTAAAAACTTCATGAATATAAATGAGTTTATTGCTGGCATAGTAACTCATACCGATTTTACTGCCTCTGGCAAACTTCTAGTGCAAGATGTATTAAATCTTCCATTACTGGATAGAGCAGTAATTCTAATTAATTCTAGAATCTTCTCTATCGGTGAGGAATTGGAGTTTAATTACAAATGGCCAAGACCAGAGAAATCAAAAGAGCAGGCCGAGTTCACCTATACCCAGGCTCTTACTGATTATATCTTCGAAGATTACAGTAAGCAGCCTACTGATGAGGAGCTCGAGGCTAAGCCCGATGCAGTACCTTATTACCTTGTTCCAGAGGATGAGAATAATAAGGGCAAAGTTAAACTCAAAGATTTAACACTCACCCTATCATCTGGTAAGGAGGTCATGTGGGATGTTGCAACTGCCAATAGTGAACAGTATCTTATGAAGTTGGGTATGGAAAACATCTCCCGTAACAAAGATTTGATTGCTCGTAATCTTCGTCTTAAAGTGGATGGTAACTGGGAAAAGGTACAGAACTTTAAACTATTCTCTGTCAAGGATATGGCTGAGATGAGGAAGGAGATATCTACTCTGGATCCTACCTTTACTGGTACCACAGATATCGAAGATCCAATAACTCATAATAAAACCCAGGTATCAATCTTGGCTGTGCCAACTTTTTTCTACCTGACGGAGGTATAAGTAATGAGTATAAATTTGTTTTCATTACAAGGGCTGAGATAACCCTGGACTATCTTACTTACCTCAAACTTCCGTATAGGTCCAGGAAGATATTCTATGAGTTAGCAGAAGAGTATCATAAGAAAATGAAAGAAATGAGTAAGAATACAACAACAAAGAAGACATCATGATAGGTATGAACTCTGGTCAAGCTATGGTATCCGTAGGAGTTGCTATGGTTCTCCAAGACCAGTTTACCAATCAGGCCAACAATATTGGAAAGGCATACAGGAATATGATGGAGGAAATCTATCAGTCCTCTGGAGCTAATCGTGGTCTTACTGAACTGGTATGGTCAAGAGGAGCTGCAGGAGCTGCCTTATCTACTATGGGTGGGCTGATAGACTCCTACCAATATTTTGCAGATGTTCAGAATGACTTATTCTGGGCAACTAAGATGACCAATGGTGGCTTAGAAGAACAACAGGCTTTGATGGGTAAGGTAAGGGAGGT